CAAGAATGCTTCCTGCGGAAGAAGGAAAACAGAACGCGGACAGAGTTATTTTTGAGGGTGAAGAATATGAGGTCATTTCTTGCGCGACATGGCAGAATAGAATAATACCGCATTATAGCGCCGTCATTTCGGGTGCCGTAAGTGCGCTTGAAAATCCGTTACAGTAATGAAGGTTCAGCGATGGACTGGGTATCTTTAAAAAAAGCATTGTGGACGTGGGCGAGTACAACTGACTCGACCGCTACTGTTATTTGGGCGCAACAGAATGCACCTTTCCCAAAGATGCCGGCTTTGACGATGCGTTTGTACTCCGTCTCTTCCGTGAGTCCGGATTATGTAAGTATGGCGGATAATGGCGGGCGAACACTCATAACCGGGAACAGGGAATTTTTCTGCGAGTTGCAGGCTTTTGGCGGTGATGCGCTGGGGAGAATGGAAGACCTTCGCATGTCTCTGAATCTCGATACGGTAAAAACGGCGCTTGTCAAGGCCGGAATTGTCGTGGTCGATACAGAACCCATTTTAAATACATCAGCATTGAACGCCCCACAAATTGAAGACCGCGCCTCAATGGACGTTCGATTGAGAATAGCACATGAACTCGTTGACGTGCCGGGGATCATAGACACCGTTGTACTGACGAGGACATATAAGGACGTTGACGACAGAATCATTTCGGTCGATACCTCGACTATAACCGTGAACCCTTGACAGGAGGATTTTATGTCTCTCTCCGACATCATCAATGTGACCATCACCCGAAACACTCGTTCGGTGTCGAAGGTCGGATTCGGAACGCTTCTCATCGTCGGCCCGAATCCCACATTTGCAGATGCCGACCGCATTCAGTTTTTCTCGACAGGTGCCGCCGGTCTTGCCGCACTTGCCACCGTTCTGACAGGCGGAACCAATGCGACAGAATACAAAATGGCTGCTGCGCTTTGCTCACAGAGTCCGAAACCGACCACCTTTGCGGTAGGCAAAAAAGCGGCCGGTGATGCGGACTATGCCGTGTCGCTGGCGGCTATTCAGGGCGTGTCTGACAACTTCTACGGCGTGGCAATCGTATCACAGAGCGTTACGGATCAGCTTGATGCCGCGGAATGGTGCGAGACGCAAATGAAGATTTTCGGCTGTTCTTCGGAAGACGCTGACATTATCAACACTGCCGTTGGAAGTGACAACACCACCATTGCGGCAAAACTCAAACAGCTTGGGCGCAATCGTTCATTCTGCATCTACAACGCACATGCCAGCACTGCACATCCTGAATGCTCCGTGTTCGGAAAGTTCTTGCCGCAGAATCCCGGTTCATACACCGTCATGTTCAAAACGCTTTCGGGTGTCATAGCCGATATTCTTACTCCGACACAGGAAACCAATGCACTGGCGAAGAACTGCATGATCTATGAACCGACTGGTGGTGTGGACATTACCCGTGAGGGAAAGGTCGGAAGCGGTGAGTTCATCGACACTATGGTGTTCGTAGATTGGCTCCAAGCGAGAATGACCGAGCGCATTTATTCCAAAATGGTGAACTTGCTGAAAATTCCGTTCACCGATGCGGGTGTTCAGATTATTGTCGGAGAAATCCGCGCACAGCTTCAGGCAGGAATTGACGTTGGTGGCCTTGCCGCTTCCCCAGCGCCTGAGGTCGATTTTCCGGCTGTCGCTGACGTATCGGTGAACGACAGGGCTTTGCGGACTCTCCCTGACGTGACATTCTGGGCGCAACTCTCCGGTGCCGTCCATTCGGTCACGATCATGGGAACCGTGTCAGTTTAACAAGGAACACAACAATCAACTCATCAAATAAAAAGGAGTAAGTCATGTCGGTAAGAACATACAATCCCGGTGCCGTGATCCTGACAATAGGCGGAACGCCTGTTTCGGGATATGCGGACGGAACATTCATTCGCGTGGAGCGAAAAAACGATAGCTTCACAATGGTAAGTGGGGCGGATGGTGTGGTAAGTCGTTCAAAGACGAACGATTTCTCCGGCACCATAACCCTCACATTGGCACAGACCAGCCCGCTGAACGCTGTCCTGTCGGCATTCGCGGCGGCTGATGAATTGACCAACAAGGGTATTTTCCCCGTGTCCTGCATGGACTCTTCTTCGTCCATGATTAAGGGGCAGTATTCACTTCACTTTTCGGCATACGGCTGGATACGCAAACCGGCAAGCGCCGAATACGGCAAAGACATCTCTAATCGTGAGTGGGTGATCGACTGTGCTGATCTCATGATGTTCGCCGCTGGCAATGCGGACTTCGCACCAGCTCCCGTATAATTTCCAAACCTTAACAACCAAAAAGAAAAGCGAGGTTCCGAATGGTTGAGACAAAGACAAAAGAGATTGACGGAAAATCTGTGATGGTGACGCAGTTCCCGGCTTTGCCGGGACTGCGGCTTCAACTCTCTCTTGCAAAACTTATCGGCCCCGCTGTCGGCGTTCTTGTCGGCGGCGACAACGGCCTTCAGGTGTCGTTGGGAAAAGACGTGAGTTCGACCGTGATCGGTGCCGCTCTCGGCACGCTGGCCGACAAACTTGATGAGGCCGGAACGGTCGCTCTCATGCGTCAACTTTTGGCGCTCACTCGAATTGATGGAAAAGAAATCACAAACGACAATGATTTCAACCTGACATTCTCAGGTAATTATGGTCTGATTTACAAGGTTCTCGCTTTCGTCATCGAAGTAAACCGTTTTTTCGATTTCCTGAATATTGGAGAGGGAAAGGACATAATTCAGAGGATGCAGAAGCCAGTGTCTCCCTCCTCGACTCCGCAGTAGTTCAGGAATGGTCGGTGTGGCGGCTTGTTATGAAGCAAGTCGCCACTTTACAGGAAGTCGAAACATACTGGTCGGTTGATGACGCGGCCAGAGCAACAGGGTTCCTTGACCTGTTTGATGAAATAGAATACCAAGCGGCACAAAGGGCGGCACGAACATGATTCTCCGCGAATTGATCACAAAGATTTCCTTCACAGTCGATGACACGCAATTGCAACGCGCTGACAAGATGGTACGGGATTTTTCCAATAAAATGCGAAATATCGGTGCGGCCATGTCCGTTGCAATTACCGCCCCGCTCACCGCATTGGCCGCTTCCAGCGTTCAGGCGTCAAATCAGATGGAAGACCTGTTGCTGACCTTCACGACATTGACAGGTTCGGCGGCTGGCGGTGCGAAGATGATGGCCGAAATTCGGAAGTACGCTTTTGAGAGTCCCTTGTTTGATCCGCTCTCGCTGTCTGAATCTGCAAAGCAAATGATGGGGTATGGAATCGCGGCTGATGAAGTCATGCCAGCGATTCGGGCGCTTGGTGACGTTGCGGCGGCTGTCGGAAAAGAAAAAATGCCGCTTCTCGCATACGCTCTCGCGCAAGTAAAAGGTGCCGGAAGACTGCTTGGACAAGACGCAAGGCAATTTTCAAGTTCCGGTATCAATATCTACAAAGCCATTGCCGACATGCAGAAAAAGACCGTCACACAAGTCATGGACGAAGGGCACAAAGGTCTGATTTCATACGAAACGGTACGGGATGCACTCACGTTTTTGACAACAGAAGGACGATTCAAGGGCGCTGTTGAAAATGCGGCAAAGACCACTTCTGCGGCTTGGGACAGAATGATGGAAAGAATGTTCAATTTCCGTGTGGTCTTTGGTGACGCAATCAAAGAGGCGTTCAATCTGAAAAAGGCCTTTGACGGACTTGGCGACACGATAGGAAAGGTCGGGACGTGGTTCCAGAATTTGAATCCCGGCATTAAAAGCGTATTGCTTTTATTTGCCGGACTCGCCGCGATAGTCGGCCCCGTGACCGTTGCAATTGCACTATTGATCCCGCAATTTATTGCTTTGGGAGCGGCAATAAACGCTGCTCTTTGGCCTGCCACACTGGTTATCGCGGCACTGGCTGCGCTTGCGCTGATTCTCAATGACTTCATGGTTTGGCAAGGCGGGGGTGATTCTGTTCTCGGCATGTTGCTGGGTAATTTTCAAGTATTCGCCGCTCAAGCAATGGCGTATTTAGAGCCATTGATTGAGGGACTGAAAACGCTGTGGGATGGGGTTGTCGAGATCGTTCAGGGAGTTGTTGACACCATAGCTGGATTGCTTACGGGGGACTCTGACAGGCTAATGGAAGGGATAAACAAAATCCTTCACGGAATCATGGTCGCTTGTCAAGGTATTTTTCAGTTCCTCGGTGTCGCTTTGCTTGAATTCTCTAATTGGCTGGTCATGACGGTTCTGCCGAATGTTCTGAAAGCCGTTGCCGGTCTTGTGTGGAACGTGCTGAAAAGCATGATGGCTCTTGTGTATGAAATAGTCA